AACCATTCAGGAGTTGATGGGCCACTCAGATGTAAGGACAACCATGATTTACACTCATACGGTGAAAAGTATGACGAAGAAGGAAGCAAGGAGCCCACTAGATTTTTAATATATTCACAGGCAATATTATTGTAAAAATAGTTGCGCCATGCAAAGGTTCCTCTGTACATCGACTAGATAAAAATGAGGGCATCGGCCTACTTTCAATTAAAATGTCGAACCTCAAATAGCTATACAGAGATCCATCCCTTGAATGTAAAACAATGTAATAGCTTAAAATTTCTTCTATCTATAGTTTTATCGCGACTAAATCTTTATAACACACCATTCAGCCTCATTATTCCGGGACAGTCCCGGGATACGACTATACAATTACAAGAGGAAGGAATGAGAAATAAAATGGCGGAAGTGCATGGGAATCGAACCCACCTGAGAGGCTATTAACCCCTCACACCGGATTTGAAGTCCGTTTTTAATTTTTGTATGTTATTAATATCTATTGCAATTAGAAACAGCCTGATGTTTTCGGGTACAGTTTAGAGTACATTCACCTTATTTTATTTCCGCAGAATCGGCAGACAAGTGCCTCGCTTTTGATCAGTTCAGCGCACTGGGGGCACTTGATTGTTGTCGACTCAATGATCTGTTTTTTGCGCTTATTGAAAAGGATTATCATATCGACGGTCATCAACAGACATAACCCCAACCATGCCTGCGCCATGAAAAACAAGCCCACCGCAAAATAGGCACCAAAGAAAACGGCGCCGGCAAGAACGCAGAGAAACCATTTGCCCATATACATATATCCCGCCCCTGGGAGAACGAAGTTAAGGCCAATGGCCAGGGCCAGACTGCGCTCTTCGGCCTCATTCTGGGGTATTGCCCGTAAGGCTGCTGCTCTTCCTGGTCTCTTTTTTTCTATCTGGATTCCATCTATTCCCATGCTATAACCTTCCCTTTGCTTCGAGTTCCATATCGATGCATGACTCGAGGATCTGGTAACTGCCGCCGACCGCCTTCGCCACTTCGTAGCAGTAGCTGCGGATCCGCGCAGGGACCTTCCTCCTGGAGAGCTTATTTTTCGATTCCTTCTCTATTTTTCTGCAGGATTCTTCTATTTGGTAACTCCCGCCCACCGCGTCAGCCACTTCTCGACAATAGCTTTTTATGTTGAAGGTGTCTGCGTGTGCAGTGGTGGCAAGAAAGGTCAGAGCAATGATTGCGCTCAGTTTTTTCATGGTCTCCTCTCTAAAAATCTGATTATTTCTTTCCCATTCTCTCGAATATCTATCTCGATGCGTCCCTCTACCGAGTGAATATAGAGATAGAGAAACCCGATCATGATAAATTGCACAAACTGGAAAGCCAGTAGTGCCCCCAGGATGATGTATAGCCAGTTCGGGTAATATTTTTTGCCATCTGTGGTCATGTCTTTATTGTTGTGAACATTGAGGTTGCCTGCTGCTTTATAGTGCTGTCCTGTTTCCATGCTGTGAAAATAATCCCTGATAGAAGTCCTTGGTCAATTACAGGATGACTCCTGCAAACTACGTCAGAACCGCTTACCATGTGTAGGACAAAATTTCGAGGCTCCATGAGTTGGGCTGATATCTCGACAGCCTCTTTCATACGGTCAGGGTTGTAATATGCGCTCGACACTATTGAGATTACATCATCAAGGGATTTAACAAATGGAAAATTGTCAAAGGTGCCCCAGGCGTTGTTGGTGCAGATGATCTGGAGTTTGGCGTCAAACACTATAACAGGTTCGTGCATGGCTCTGACCATGCCTAAAACCCAAGCCATAGGGCAGTTTGGCTTAACAAAATGATTTATCACATTGATATCCCTGGCCGCTTGATAGCTGCCAGGGCCTGTTGCCAATATTCTGTTCATACCTCACCCTTTCCTGAAGTCTCGAGCAGGTGAGCTTATCCTGACAAGCGAGAAACTTCAATAGGTATAAATACCTATTTTTTAGTCATTTCTACTCTTTTTTCTCCTCATTCTGCCGTTGCAGTTCTTGCAGTGCTTCAAAAACAAATCTGTTTAGCAAAGCCTCCCGGTTCGGCAGCTTGTCGAGTACTTCGAGAAGATGCTGGGCTGCCGCCGAGAGCTTTTTCTGATTACCCTGGGTGTGTGTATGCGTATCTCGGCTATGGATATCTCTGCCTGCCTGGGTGCCGTTCTCGCCCGTTTGGATCATCTCGGTATAGTTGTTTGCTTCTTCAAAACGGGCACCGTGGGGTAGGAGGTGCGCATTGTGTTCATCTATTATCATCATGGGCTGCTCGCCGGTCTTTAACCACTCCGGGTTGATATACGGGGCCCGGGCGAGAATGGCTCCTATATTGCCTATCTTTCCTCTTTTAACCCACGCATACAAGGTACCTTCTGCGACACCAATCTCTTTAGCAAGTCCTCGTAATTTATCCACATTTAAGTGGTCAGCGAGGGAAAGTAAAATTTTCTTTACATTTATCTTGTTTTCTTCTTGCATGTGCCTAATTATTTTAGTACATATGTTTGATTATGAAACAAATGTCAGATAAAGATCGCATAAAAGACGTTCTCAAAAAAAACAGAGTCACCCAGGCGGAGGTGGCCAAGTTTTTGAACGTCAACCCTGTCTGTGTTCACGAGGTCGTGGCAGGCAAGAGGAAAAATCCGCGTATTCGCAAGGCTATTTCTCTTCTGGTTGGCTTGCCTGTGTCGGAGCTCTGGCCCGACAAGGCCAAGGAGGGGAAATAAGAAAAGTCCCGTCCCCTGGACGCACTTCGGGCAATTGTAGGTGGCACTGCATTAACCTAACAGGGGGCGGGCGTTTTTTGCAAGAAAAAACGCTGAGGTGGCGTTTGCTACTTCAGAAATGCACCAAAACAAGCAAGGAGGGAAGGAGTGATTAACCGCGAAAACAAACCGCCCAGGGCTTATGAAGTCATGGATTCAGTGCTGCAGCGCGGCGATGCCGTCGAGCTGGCCCGCCTGCTTTCCTGCGCACCCCAACTTGTACGGGCCTGGTGCCGCCCTCCAGAGACCACCGAGGAATTCTCCAACACCGGCAAGTTCGGCCCTCTCGATCGGCTCCGCACTATTGTCACTATGATCAAGGAGGACGACGTCGATCCGGATCGCGCCTACCCCATAGGGCAATATGTCGCCCGCCTCTTGGGTGGCTGCTTTGTCCCTCAGCCGCCGCCGGCCTGCGCTGATGACTCCGATCTTCTTCAACGCATCTGCGCCGTGCTCAAGGAGACTGCCGAGGCGGTAGAGGCGGTCAGGCGTACCGAACTGGAGAAGGAGCGGTCTACCCTGGCCGAGCGCGCCGCCTGTATGCGCGAGGTTGATGAGGCCATCGCTGCCCTTTGCCAGGTTAAGCACTACCTCGATCCGTCATCAAGGTGATCATTATGGCAACCCCCACCGCACAAGATATCTTCATCGCCGCTTTTAGAGACAGGACATCCAGTGCCACAGAGCTGGGTGTACCCTACTGGCGCGGCGCCCTCGATGCTCTGGAATCCCTGGAGCTCATCAAAGATACAGAGCACTTCTTCAAACCCTGCCCCTATGACGACCGCACCAAGGCCGTGATCTGGGAGATCGGTGTGACGGAAGGCAAGCGCCTCTGGAGAATCAACCAACAAGAGTAGCCACACTATGAATAGCGACGATCGCATACAACTGCTGGTGGATGAGGTGGCCCAGCTAAAAGAGATGGTCTGCCTCCTGGTCGATAGAGTAGCCCAACCCGATAAGCTGCTGACAATAAAGCAAGCTGCGGAAGAGTTGGGTGTCTCGGTCTCACATATGCGCACGGTAGTCAAGTCGCAGAAGATGCCGGTATGCCGCCCCAGTGGCAAGCCCAAGGGTGACATCAGGGTCCGCAGGTCGGATCTGTACCGGGCGAGAAAGGCGAAGGTTAACAGAGGTAGAAAGACCAAGGAGGTCTCAATATGAAGCAGTGGATCAAATTGAATGCGGCCGAGTTCATGCCGGTGATGTTCGTTGTCCTGGTTGTGGTGTTCATTACAAATATTTCTCTCTTCCAGCTGGTCAAGCGGGCCTGTCAGCCTCCCACCGTTCGCTACCATATGAAGTACCACGCCGCCCAGGACCAACCAGCTCAGGCGCCTGCCCCCTACTATACCGAGGTCCGCTATGCCGGACAATAAAAGCAAAAGCCAATGTGTAGGCTGCGGAGAGGAGATCCCCCGCGAGGAGCTCACCCGCGTGGGCCTGGTCCTGCTCTGCAAAACCTGTGTGGCCGAGAGTGAAGCTATCCAGTCCCTGCAGGCGGAGATGATCGGCGGTTGTGGAGGTTCCTGGTGAGACTGACGGAGCCTTGCCGCGTGCCGGCCTGGACAGCCCGGGAGGGTAAGGAAATCGATTTCTTGTTTATCAACCCCCGCACCCCCTGCCCCAACGACACCGACCAGTATCAAGCTCCCTCCCGTAGACTATGGGTCCTTCCCGGGCAAAGTGAAACACGGGTACGGGAGAGCGCGATAAACGCGCGTGGATTTAATTTTAAAATCATCGGAAAAACGGAACTTTAGCCATGGTTGCACGATTGCAGGAACAAGGTATCCCGTACTGCCCTAGATGTGGAGGGCAAGAGATCTGGCGCAACGGCACCAACTGTGCCGGAAACCAGCAATGGCGCTGCAAGAGCTGCAGCCGGGTTTTTGTGAATGAGCCGTATATGCCACAGGATATACGCACTATAGCCGATCGCATGATCGGCAAGGAGATCCCGGTACCCACCATCGCCGCCGTCCTCGAGGGTTTTGTCTCCCGGCGCTGGATCTATAGACGTAAAGAGGCGCTGCATGTCCATTGATCAACTGCAGCAGTATCGAAAAAAGGTCCAGGAGATAGCCGCGCAGGAAGGCACCAAGGAAAAAGGCCGCGAGGCTGGCGGCAATAACGACGAGCCGCCCCTTGAATTTGTCAAGGAATGCTACAACGCCAACGAGGTAGGCGACTCCCTGCTCTATAATTTCCTGCATCGCGATCGCTATATATCCAATGTCATCGCCAAGTTTGAAGATAGTTGGATGAAATATATGGGGCCACACTGGGATGACGATTTTCATAAGCAGTCCACCTCTGATGTTGAGCAGGTGGCTCTGCAATATCTGCGCATGCTGCCGGAGATTGAGGAGGCCCTCTCTGGTTTGGAGGGCACCAAAAATTCGGATCCGGATAAAAAGATGTGGCTGGCCAAGCGCAAAGATCTGCTGGAGCGAGTCAAAAAGCTGCGCAGCTACCGGGGCCGCAATGCCGTCCTGGGCTGTGCCGTCTCAAATTCCGATCCACTCACCGTTCACCCTGACCAGCTCGATCAATACCCCTGGCTGCTGCCTGTGGAAAACGGCATCATCGATCTATCCACCGGCGAGTTTACCGAGGGCGGCGATCCGTCACTTTTTCTTACTATGGCGGCGCCCACCAAATGGACAGGCCTCGACACGCCATGCCCACACTGGGAGCAGTATCTCCGCGATGTGCTCGACAACGATCAGGAGGTTATAGACTATCTGCAGCGCATCCTGGGATATTCAATAACCGGGCTGCGCTCCGAGCGGCTCTTCGTGGTCTTTTATGGTCCGCACGGCCAGAACGGCAAGGGCACGCTGATCGAGACCGTCGACTCCGTGCTAGGAAATTTTGCAGCGCCAGTGGAAACCGAGCTGCTGATGAGCCAGCGTTTTGCCAAGTCCACCTCCGGACCTTCTCCCGAGTTAATGGCGCTCAAGGCCAAGCGGATTATCTACGCCAGCGAGACCGAGAAAAACCATTCCTTCGCCGCCGGCAAGATCAAACGATTCTCCGGAGGCGATAAGATTATCGGCCGCGGCCTGCAGGCGAGCAAGCAGACCATATTCTATCCATCCTATGTGCTCTATCTAATCTGTAACGATCTGCCCTCGGCACCGCCGAGGGACTCCGCCTTCTGGGAGCGGATCAAGGTTTTTCTGTTTCCCTTTTCCTTTCTGCCCAACCCCACGGAAGAACATCACCGCCCGGTCAACCGCGATCTGCCTAAACACCTGGAGGCGGAGCGCTCCGGCATCCTGGCCTGGCTGGTGCGCGGCTGTCTAGAGTGGCAGCGCAAGGGACTGATCCCGCCGGCCAAGGTAGTGAGTGACTCGAAAAACTACCGCGAGCATGAGGATGACCTGCAGCATTTCCTTGAGGAGTGCTGCCATATCAACATGGATGATGCATCCAAGGATAACCGCATTCAGAGCTCTACCATTTACTCGCTCTTTAAACAATGGTGGGAGGCCAACAACAGCACCAGGGCCATGAACCAGAAAGACTTCTCCACCCAGCTGCAGCAAAAGGGCTATATCAAGGTCAAGGACGACAAGATTTTCTATCAGTTCCTCACTCCGAAAATAGATGCAGGTGGCATATGAGTGCAAAAATCAACACCACGGGAGGTTGTGCCTCCCGTCCTCCCGTAAGCCTCCCGTATGGAGTGTGTTGTTTTTGTTTGCTTTTCCTTTGGACGGGAGGCACGGGAGGCTGAAAGCCGTACGCACACACGGGCGCGCTTTTTCTTAATGGATAGGGGATATGTTTTTTCTTGTGCGCGGGTATATATTCTTCCTCCTTCCCTCCCGTACACACCAAAAGAAAGAAATAAAAATAAATAAGAGGTTGTTTTGGCTGGAAAAATAAAAAACAAAAATTACCGGAGGGACGCGCTAACAGCCTCCCGTGTGCCTCCCGTGCCTCCCGTGAGGGTTTGATTATGAACGTTCTTGATCTCTACCGAGAAGACGCCACCGCCGATCCCCTGCAGGTTTCCGGCGGCCGTGAGTACCGCGGCCCCTGCCCCGGCTGCGGCGGCGAGGACCGCTTCGGGGTGTTTCCCCAGCAGAACGACGGCGAGGGCTCCTTCTTCTGCGGCCGCATGAAGGGCGGCGGCAAGGGCTGCGGGACCGGCGGCGACGGTATCGCCTACCTGCGCGCCTTCCGCAATATGGACTACGCCCAGGCCTGCCGCTATCTTGGCAAGGAACCAAAAGGCGGCGGCGGCAAGCAGTATCTGTATGCCACTCCGAAAACCCCTCGAAAATCGTCTGTAACGCGATTTGTCCCCGAAGATAGGGATTACCCCTCGGACGTAGTCGATCCTGCCCTGTGGCGGCAAAAGGGGATGGAATTCGTGGACAAATGCCACCAGGCACTCCTGCAGCGCAAGATGTCGATCACCTACCTGCTGGGCCGCGGCATCTCCATGCGCGCCATCCTCAAGCATAAACTGGGCTTTCATGAGGGCGAGGAGCGCAACGGCCGCCCATACCAGATGACCTTTCGGCCATGGCCCTCATGGGGACTGCGCGACGAGAAGAAAGAGAGCGGCCAGTATCGTTGCATCAAGTTGCCCGCCGGGCTGGTGATCCCCTATATCGTCGATGATCATCTGCGCAGCATCACCATCCGCCTGGTCAAGCCCTCCCGGACCGAGCCGAAATATGACTGCATCAAGGGCTCGATCAAGGAGCATTTTCTAATCAATCCCGAGGCCCGTGCCTTCGTGGTATCCGAGGCCCAGTTCGACGCCATCGCCGTGGACGATGCAGCCGGCGATCTGGTGGGCGCTATCGGTATAGGCTCCACCGGAGTGCGTCCGGACATGCGCTCCGCCGCGGCACTCGATCAATCGCTGTGCATCCTCGGCGCCCAGGACAACGATCCGCCCAGGCTCAATCCCAAGACCGGTAGGATGGAAAGCCCTGGCGCCGATGCCTGCCGCTTCTGGTTTGAAAACTATCCCAAAAAATTTAAGCGTTGGCCGGTGCCAGAGGGCAAAGATCCCGGCGAGGCCGTGGGCAAGGGTGTCGATCTGCGGCTATGGATCATGGCCGGTCTGCCGCCCGCCCTGTTGCCCGAACAGATCATTGAGCAGCCCGCCGTTCCGCCGAGCGCGGAGGAGATCGAGGGCCGCGAGCATCTCGCCGAGCTGCGCGACATCCTCCGCGACGCCAATGGATATGTGCGTATCTATGACGATGGCTATGCCCTGGGGCCGGATGTGCCGCGCACCTGGGCCGAGCAGAATCCGCGGCAGCGCTCTAGGCTCACCTGGCTGCTCACTCAGTCCGAGGCGGTGGCCAGGTGGATTGAGGAGTTGGGTGATGGCTTGTATGGCGCTGACAGGATCCCGGGGTGATGGCCATGAGACTAAAACAACACACCATGGCTGATGTCGATCGGTTGCGCCTGATTGCCGAGGAGATGACCACCACATATGCCGAGACGGTGGCCGTTCGTGAGCAAAACCGGCAGATCAGGGCAGAGAATGCACAACGCCTGACCGCCGGGCAGAAGCTGCTGCCCGCTTGTCGTCTGCGCCCGGAGATCACCAGGCGGGTGGAGTCCGAGCGGGCAAAGCTGCGCAAGCTGAAAAACCGCACGCCGGAGGCCTGGCTCGCCTGTATCCTGGAGCTGCCAGCCGCCCTGCAGGGCAAGCTGGCCTGTCTGGTCTGGTGGGATTTCTTCGGGCCCCGTCGGGGTGGTGAGCCCTGGCCGCACCTCGATGCGCTGATGGAGGAATATGTGGCGGCAGATGGCGAGGAGCCCGCCGAGGATGAGCAGTTCCTCGCCCTGATCAATCTCGGCTATACCCCGCTGCGCGCCCTGGGCCGCTGCCGGGGGGCGCACTCAGGCGAGAGCACACCGGCGGATGCCGTCCTCGAATATCAAGAATCACGGCCGCAGCCGCTGCAATCCGCACCGGCTGCGCCGCAACGGGAGGATGTCCTCCCCCAGACAAATAAGGAGAGAGAAGTGGAGACGAAAAAACAGGACAACAAGAAAAACGGGACCGGGGTCTGCTGGCTCTGCGGGGAAGATCGCAAGCTCAAGAGTCATCTGGGCCAGGATGTCTGTGCCAGCTGCACCTATATCATGACCACGGCCAAGAGTCGGCCGGCGGCGCTGAGCAAGGCCCTGGAGGAATTCGGCCCGTTGCCTTCCGCTCCGCTGAAACCCGAGCTAATGGCGCTCAAGGGTAAGCGGGTTGTCTATGACGCAGATATGGTGGAAACAACCGCCACGCCAGCCGATGATTTGTTAGAGCGTGTCCAGCTTTTGGAGGAAACCACCAACGCCCGCATCGATACCCTGGAGCGCATCGCCGTACAGATCGGCTCGCTAGCGGGTCTGGCCGGGTTGGTGACCAGCGAGGCCAAGAAAATCAATTCTCGAACCGCTCAGTTTCTTCAGGTGTGATGGATATGAAAAATAAACTGACCGATTTAAACAACCATCTTTTCGCGCAACTGGAGAGGCTCGGCGACGAGGATCTCAGCGGCGATAAATTGAAGGAAGAGATCGAGCGCAGCAGGGCTGTGTCCGCGATCTCACGGGATATCGTCGGCAATGCCTCGCTGGTGCTCAAGGCGCAAAAGGCCGTATGGGAAAGGGACATCGATGTCAAGAACGTGCCGAAGATGCTGCAGGGTTCGGAGCCGTCGTCATGAGGTTTTGTTTTACGGCGGAGCACATCGAGTTTTTGCGCGGCGGTTATCAGCAGATGCGGATCCCCGCGCTAACCGCTGCGTTCAATAAAAAATTCGGCCTGGATAAAACCGAGGGCTCTATCAAGGCGGCGCTGAAAAACAGAAGGATAACCTGCGGCCGCAAGCCCGGTTTTGCCAAGGGTGAGTTTTTTCATAAATACACCCGGGAGCAGGCCGACTTTATAGGGGCAACCTACCCGCTCATGCCGCTTGCCGAATTAACAAAGGCCTTCAATATCAAGTTTGGTACCGAGATGAGCGAGAGCTCGCTCAGGGCCTTTACCAGAAACCACAAGATCCGCTCCGGACGCACCGGGCAATTCGACAAGGGTCACGTGCCTTTCAACGCCGGCACCAAAGGGGTGATGAAACCCAATAGCGGCTCGTTCAAAAAAGGGGACGTGCCCGGCAACATCAGGCCCCTGGGCTCCGAGCGGATCTGCAGCAAGGATGGATATGTGCTGGTCAAGATCGCCCAGGAAAATCCGCACACCGGCCATAAGACCAGGTTCCATCTCAAGCATATCGTGGAGTGGGAAAAAGAGAACGGCCCTCTGCCCGAGGGGATGATCCTGCGTTTTTTGGATGGCGATAAGATAAATACCGACCCGAGCAACCTGGTGCCAGTGAATCGTGCCGAGCACCTGCGGCTCACCAATATGGGATTCAATGAGCTGCCGGCGGAGGTCAAGCCGGTGGCGCTTACCCTGGCCAGGGTTGAGGCTAAAACCTTCCAGCTGAAAAAGAAGAGTTAAAAATCATGTCGGACACCATCTTCAAATCAAAAATAGCCGTGCATCGCTGGCTGGAGGAGAACGGCCGGCAGATCAGCAGGAGCCAGTTTTATGATCATTGCAAGCTGGGGCTGCTGCGGCCGCATAAGAGCGACGGCAAGTATCGGCTCTCGGCGGTGCAGAAATATGCCAAGCTGCACACCCGTTCCCTGGAGACCGGCCAGAAGGAAAACGACCTGCTCGATAAAATGCAGCAGGAAAAACTGGAGGTCGATCTCGATACCAGCAAGATCAAGCGGGATCGCGAGCGTCACGACCTGGCGGTAAAGCAGGGCAAGTTTATTCCGCGCTCCGAGTTCGAGCTGGCGATCGTCGCCCGGGCCGTGGCCTTTATGGCTCATCTCAACCATACCATCCAGCAGCAGGCCCCGGACTGGATCGATTTGGTCGAGGGTGAGCAGGCCAGGGCTCCGGAGCTGGTCGATGCGATCAGTAAGGCGATCGAGCAGCGCATGGGGGATTTTGCGGCTGATGCTGAGTTTGATGTGATTCTGGAAGTTAATTAGTGAAAGTAGTGAAAGTAATATCGGTCAGAGTGACCAATCAAAAGGGAGCGGAATCGTGGACACTACAAGGAAAAGCCTATACCATCGCAAGAAAGGTATATACGAAGCCCTGGCCAAGGTTTGTGATTCCCTTAATTGGCCTGACGGAAAGCGTCAACTCCGTGAGAGCTTAAAAATAAAGAAAAGATATAAAAGAACAAATATACCTTACGTTAACAAAGAAATGGAAAGGCGAGTACATGAGCAGCCGTGCCTTGAGTGCTCTGGTGAGTTAAGGCAAACCCGAAGCGGTTCAATGCGCGCGGTCTGTGTTGTTTGTGGAACAAAGTTTCAGCTACTTAGATTTAAATAAAAATTTTGTCAGGCAGATGACAGATAACACAGACAGATTATGGATGCCGGATCAATTCTGGCATGACGGTAAAAAAAAAGGAGAGGAAGATGAGCAACAAGGAATATGTGGAAAGCAGGATCAGGCAACACCAGGCCCTCGCCGAGGCGGTCGACCAGGTGACCGAGTGTTCCGATCGCCTGGACTCTGATGAGTATGTGGTGGACGGTGAGGCTTATCAGCAAATGTTTGATTGTTTTGTGGCGCTGCGCGCTGCGCCGAAAGTGGATTCCGGATCAAGTCCTGAATGACGTTTAAAAAAAGTGAGGAGATAGAAAAAATGAAAATTGCTTTGAACTACAACCCGTCAAATTCAAGTATCAGCGACAACGCCGGTGTCGTTTTAATAAATTGGCCCGGCCTGGAAAACCACGAGATAAAGGATACGCCGGAAGGAGTTTCTATAGAGGGGCTCATCGATCTGAAAAAGGCCGGCTTTACCACTGACGAAATTGTCGAGTTGAGAAAAAAAGAGATCCTTTAACTCTTTTAAAGCAAACAGGTTCAAGGAGTAGAAATGAAAAAGAAAAGCAATCCATCACCACCTGATAGTGCTGCCCAGCTGCGTAAATATAAAACTGTAGTGGTAAATGAGAAGCAATTAGCCAACGCCTTTACCGAGTGGGAGCGGCGGTATCGTGAGGAGCCGGAGTTGTTTGCCTCCGAGGCTGAGGTCCTGGCCGAAAGTCCTGAAACATACGGTGATGCCTGTGCTCCATATCTGCTGAAAATTATACGAGAGCAGCGACAGCAAGTATGACCAAGCCCTCCCCCTCCACGGATATCCGCACCACTAAGACCATAAGGCTGCGCACCGCTCCCTCCTGGTTGCCGGAGAAGTTCCGGCAGCGGGTGGAGCGGATCCGCGTCTCCTTCAAGCCGTCGGTGGGGGAGCGGCGGTTCTTCAAGCAGCGCAAGATCGAGCCGCCCTCGGTGTGGGCCCCGAAAAGCCGGACTGTGACCTATGGTCCCCTCTCCGGATCGCGCTGGGATAATAGCTTCATGCCGCATATGCGCGGCATCATGGATGCCTCCTTTTTCCCAACCGTCCGCTATATAGGCAACTGCAAGGCGCCGCAGTCCGGCAGCTCCGCCGGCATGGAAACCATGCTCGGCTATATCGCCGACCTGCAGCCCGGGCCGGTGCTGATCACCTATCCCGACAGGGACACCGCCTCGAAGCGCTCCACCGATTATCTGCAGCCCATGTTCCAGAAATCACCGCGGCTGCGCACCCTGCTCACCGGGTCCGCCGACGATATGGCCTCCCTGCGCATCAACCTGCAGACCATGCTGATCTATATGGGCTGGGCCGGGTCGGTTACCTCCCTGGGCAATGTCTCGGCGCGCTACCTGGTGGGCGAGGAGTGCGACAAGTGGCCGGTCCAGGCGGCCAAGAAGGAGGCCTCCACCCATAAACTTTTTACCGAGCGTTTCCGCTCATACAAATACGGCGGCAAGTGCTGGTGGATCTCCACCCCGACCGGACCGGACGGCTTTATCTGGCAGTATATGACCAAGGAAGCCCAGGTGATCTTCGACTATCATGTGCCCTGTCCGGAGTGCGGAGAGGTCCACCGCATGGCCTTCGACTATATCAAGTTCGGTGATGAGCGCGATCCCAAAAAAATTGAGGAAGGTGACATCGCCCGTTACGTTTTTCCCTGCTGCGGCCTGGTGGCCGATGATAGACTGCGCATCAAGGCCCTGCAGCAGGGCCACTGGCGCGAGCGTATCACCGGGGAGGACGGCTCCATCGCCTCGGGCCGCGAGCTCTTCGACTGCCTGCGGCAGAGCAAGCCGCGCAAGATCTGCTTTCATTCCCCGGCCTGGATATCGCCCCTGGTCAGTCATGCCGAGATTGCCGCCGCCTTTCTGCGCGGACTTAAGGACCCGGCGGCCATGCACTACTATGACAACCAGATCGCCGCCGTGGCTCACACCCCCTACCGCCAGCACCGCAAGCAGGATGTTATCCGGGTGCTCAAGGACGATCGCCCCGCCGGACTGGTGCCAGGAGGCGGCCGGGTCGCCGCCCTGGTGGCCGGGGTTGATACCCAGAAAGGTTCTTTTGTTTTCGTGATCCGGGCCTTCGGGCCGGGGATCAAGCAGCCCTCCTGGAAGATCCGCGAGGGCGAGGTTGATTCCTTCGCCGCCCTGGAACAGGTGCTTTTTGATGATCACTACCGCGACGCCGCCGGGCTCTACTACCCGGTGCACCTGGCGGTGATGGATACCGGCGGCGGCAAGGGTGCAGAGGAAGGAACCAGCCGGACCGTGGAGGTCTACGATTTCGCCCGCCTGCACCCCAGCCGTATCATGGCCTATAAGGGGGCCTCCGGCCGCAAGCCCAAGCCGCGCAACAAGACCATCATCGACACCTACCCCGGCTCCTCGGTGCCGATCCCTGGCGGCGTCGAGCTGTGGGTCTGCGATTCGCATCATTACAAGGATTATCTGGCCGGCAAGCTGCGCGTCAAGGGTGATGATCCCGGCGCTTTCCTGCTCGATGGCGACACCAGCGAGCAGTATATCAACGAGATGTGCGCCGAGTATCTGAACGAGCGGCGCATGTGGGTGTGCCCGGCGGGCAAGCCCAACCACTTCTGGGACTGCGAGACTATGGCCTTGATCGGCGCAGACCAGTTGGGCCTGCGCTATCTGCCCGATGCTGAGGCCCCGGAAGAAAACGAACAAGGAGAAGAGTAATGCCCAGACCGACTATCGCCCAGCTCGTCAATGCCCGGGAGCAGGCCGCCTCCGGCGTCGATTTTTCGCCGCGCTTCGGTGCCCCGTGCCCCTGGTGCGGACAGCGCAGCAAGATCTATAAGACCATGGCCTGGGAGGACAACGTGCGGGTGCGCTACCACCGCTGTTATACCGGGGGGTGCGTGGTCGCCAATATGAATATCTCGATCAAGAGTATCCAAGTGGATGAGGAGAAAAACTATGTGTAGACGATTTTACCCTGGGGGAGTGGTTGCCGTCGGTGATCCGCCCCCGGTTGATGATGACGATGAGACGGCTTTGCGTTATGAGCTGGTGCAGGGCAGCGGAGGGCTGGAGGATTGTGTGCGCTGCGGCCTCTATTCCATGGAGGGATGCGCCGCTATCGGTGATGGTTGCAGGCCGGACAAATACTGGAAATTAATTCAGGCACCCATAAATAAAGGAGAGGCTATGGAGAAGCACAGGCGGGAGGCCCAGCAAAAGAGCTGGTGGATAAAAAGGATCTGCCCGGTGATGTCGGGTGAAAAAGGTAATAAATACTGTGAGGCCGATGGCTGTGCTTTGTGGCGGATCACCAATAAGGATCGGGATGGGCAGCGGGAGGGGATCTGCACTTATGGGGAGTCGGCTGGGTGACCAATGGAAAGTATAATCTTTCAAAACATAGGAGCACCCAGTGTCAAAAGACAAGGTCTATATACATTTTATCGCAGATAACACTGTAAGGTTCAGTTCTGCCCAAAAATTTGTTCCAAGGGTTGGAGATGAATGCAGATTTTCGGATGATAATGTTTACAGAGTTGATCGCGTTGTGTGGGTATACGATGAGCCTGGTTGCCCTTACGCAAGGGTGAATATTGGCATTACGCCAGTTGAATGATATCACAGACGATTATGGACGTTTTAAAAATTCAACCAGGAGGAACCTGCTTATGGATAAATAAAAAAACAAAGAAATGAAAATCTGAGATTATCAGCAATCGGCCCGCTCTTTCCCTCTCTCTTAGAAAGAGCGGGCTTTTTTCTAAGAGAAAAATTCCCGCCTGTCGCGTCCCCGAAAAAAATAGCATTTCCCGTTGTTGTTTTTGACACACCCATTTTCTTCCTCATATAAATTGCATCTATCGTGCCAGTGCACAAAACTGATTACCACCTGTGGTAAATTACCACAGGTGGTAATGACTCACTTTTTTTTATACCAGCGCTGGTATAGGCTTGCTCTCCAAGAAAGACAGTTTCGTAAGAGCGCGGAAAACAACTCCCACGCCAACTCCGAGGAGAGACTATGTCAGTAGCACGAATCGCCAGACTCCAGGCCAGGCTCGATATGTACCTGGCCGCCGAACAGGCCATCCTGGAGGGCAACCAGAGCTGGAGCTCGCCGGACGGTATGAACTATAGCCGCGGCGATCTGGGACGTATCCAGTACGAGATCCGCTCCCTCGAGGCCCAGTTGGAATTCAACAGCGGCCACGCCTACCAGGGAACTCAGATAACTTTCGGGAGGCCTGGACGATGAAACCGACGGCCGCCACGTCAACACTCTCCACCAAAATCTACAACGCCTATACCGCCCTGGTCGGCTCCATGATCGCCATGCGCTCACCCGCCAAAGCGGCGGGATGGGTCTACGGCCGCCGGCAGTTCCGCGCCTTTGCCGCTGGATCCGCCCGCGATGCCGATAGGAATTTTAATCCACGGCTCACTTCGGGAGATGCCGATGTCAAGCGGGCTTATAAGCTGGTGGCCGCCCGCTGCCGCGATCAGGCAGAAAACAACTCGCTGATCTCCGGCGGCATCGACCGCATCTGCAACAACGTGGTGCGAAGTGGCATCTATCCTAAATTTAAATTTCGCACCGCCGACGATAAGCTCGACCGTCTGGTCAATGCCAGATGGCGCCGTAGCTTTGCCCGCTGGGCGCGTTATTGCGATATTACCGGTCACGATTCCTACGGGGCCCTGCAGCGTCTGGGCCTCCGCCATATGTGGAGCGACGGCCAGTATCTGATCCACCGGGTCTACGACAACTCCATCAACGGCGTGGTGCCGCTGCGCCTGGAGCTGATCGAGTTTGACCAGATGGATACCCTGGTGGACGGCGTACAGGCCAACGGCAACCTGGCCCGCCGCGGCATCGAGTTTGATCCCGCCACCGGCCGCCCGGTGATGTATCACATCCTCGATCACCATCCCGGCGACTATCTCACCGGCCTGGGTGCACGCTCCGCCACCCGGAAGATTCCCGCCGCCGACATCATCCACGTCTGGGACCGCCGCCGCATCTCACAGTTTTCCGGCATTGCCTGGATGGCTGCCGTGGTTATGGAGGCCTTCCGGATGGAGGACTTCAGGCACATTACCCAGGACGCTGCGCGCATCCAGGCGACCTTCGCCGCCTTCCTCAAAAGCGCCTTTCCCGATTTCCGGCTCGGCGCCGGGGTCCCCTTCGGCGGGCAGACCGCACCGCCCAAGCCGGGCGAGACCGGCACCACAGAGGCACCCACCGAGGTGCGCCACAACATCATCCAGGGGCTGCCCCCGGGTACCGAGGTGCAGTTTGCCGCACCGTCCCATCCCGGCAACAACTACGAGCCCTTTGTCAAGGATTCCCAGCGCTGGCAGTCCGTCGGTCTAGGTATGAGCTTTGAGGCCTACACCAACAACTACACCGACAGCTCCTATGCCTCGGCCCGCTCCGGCTCGCTGGAGGAGCGGCTTTCCTACAGATCGCAGCAGCAGTTCCTCGAGGAGAAAGTCAACCGTCATATCCTGGCCTGGTATATCGAGGCCGCTTACCTCTCCGGGTTGGCCCCGGTTGCCATGCCTGGATATGCCCGCGATCCGTATATGTATCACGAGATGGCCGAGGGCCAGTATCCCGGTTGGGGATGGGTGGATCCCAACAACGACGCCAACGCCAGCGAGAAAGAGATAGACCTGGTCCTCGATACCCGGCGCAACAAGGCGGCCCAGCGCGGCCTGGACTGGGACGAGATCATGGACGAGCAGATGGAAGAGGAAATCCGCATGCTCGAGCTTGAGGAACTGCGGGCCCAGCGCCGGCAAATCAAGGAGGAAAAGAATGCAGCGCCGACAGAATAATTATCAGCGAAGAAGTGAAATAGAGAAAGTGCTCAAGGCCGCCGGGATCCATCAGGGCGGCTGGGCCAGGGCGGCGCAGCTGCAACGCGCCGAAGTTGGCGACGAAGGCGGCGAGGCGGATAGTTTTGAATGGATCCTCACCACCGAAAAACCCACCGTGGTTTTCGACTGGGAGCGCTGGGACCTGGTAGAGGAGATCCTGCTGGCCGACGGCATGCTGGTGCCCGCCAATAATCAGGTGGTGCTGCTGGACTCGCACAGTCGCTACAGCTGCAAGGATGTCTACGGCCATGTGCGCGATTTTGCCGAGACCGTCTCTGGCGAATATGCCGCCCGCTCAGGCAAGGTTTTTTTTGCCGCCGATGCCGACAGCCAGACCGCCAGGCAGAAGGTGGTGGACAAACATATCACCGACGGCTCGGTGGGCTACCAGCCGATCAAGTCCGTCTGGGTACCGGAGGGCGAGCAGGTAAGTGTTAACGGCCGCATCTTCGACGGCCCGGTGCGGGTTACCTATCAATGGCTTTTAAAAGAATTTTCCATCACCCCTATCGGGGCCGATGTTTTAGCAAAAGTACGGCTACTCTGCGGCGCATAGACCGCTTTTTATTTGTCGGGTCCGGCGCCTTTTGCACCGGCCTGCAATCATCCAAACTACAGGAGAATCAGGATGAACAAAAAACTTAGAAAGTTTCTGGAACAAAACGGGCTCCGCGCCGACGCAACAGAGCAGGAAGCGTGGGACCTTTACGACAAGCTGAAGGGCGACGGTGTCGAGCTGCCCGGTGTCGAGCCGGGGCAGCGCTCCGCTCCCCAGGGAACCACGGGCCAGCAGGCTCCGGTAGAACCTGCATCAACGCCAGCCTCCCCGACCCTGGACCCGGAAGTACAGCGGCAGATCAACGCCGCCGTGGCCGCCTCCAGGGCTGAGCATTCACGGATGCTCTCCGCCATAGATGAACGCCTGCAGGTTGCTGGTTTGATGGATGCCGACGGCGGCGATTTCCGCCGCTCGCTGATGGGTGATGAGGCCATGACCATGGAGCGCGCCTCGGCGATGATCTTTGAGCGCATGCAGACCATGAACCCGCCCCTGGGCACCGGCGCCCAGGTCGGCACCGAGGCTCCAGAAAAACTGCGCGCCGCCATCTCCGATGGCCTGCTGCTGCGCTCCGGATTCCGTGTGGAAAATCCGGCGGAAGGTTATCGCGAGTTCCGTGGTCGCCATCTTAAAGAGGTTTGCCGCGAGCTGATGGTTGCCGCCGGCATCTCTGTGCGCGGAATTTCCGATCGTGAGATGGTGGGCAGGGCTTTGGCGTCCGGCTCAACCTCCGATTTTGCCAACATCCTCGGCAGCCTGGTCGGGCGTACTTTGCTACAGGCCTATAACGAGGCTCCTTCCACCTGGCGCCCGCTGGTGGCTGTGATCGGGGCTAACGATTTTAAGGACATCCACGCCCTGCGTCTCTCGGAATCTCCAGATCTTAAAGGGCTCAACGAAAACGGCGAGTACCAGACCGCCCACTTCAGCGAGGCCAAGGAGAGTTACCGGGTCATTACCAAGGGGATCAAAGTCCCGTTGACCAGGGAAATGATCATCAACGACGATCTGCGAACCTTCACGCGTATTCCCGTAATGTTCGGGGCAGCAGCCAGGCGGATGGAGTCAGACGCGGTATATTCGCTGATCACCGCCAATGCAGCCATGGCAGACGACAGCAAGGCCCTGTTCCACGCCGACCATAAAAACCTGACCGGTACCGGCACGGCCTTGTCAACCGATTCGCTCGGTGTTGCCCGCGCGATGATGCGCAAGCAAACCGGCATGAAGGGCGCGGTTCTCGATATCATGCCCGCCATTCTGCTCACCCCGGTTGCCCTGGAAACTTCCTCCGAGGTTATCCTGCGCTCAGCTTCTTTGCCCAACTCCAATATGTCCGCCGGTGTCTACAACCCCTGGGCAGGTAAGCTGCAGCCGGTATCCGATCCGCGTCTCGACGCCAGCTCGGTGATCTCCTGGTATCTGTTCGGCGATCCCAACCAGGCCCCGGTTATCGAAGTCGCCTTTCTCGAGGGCGAGGAACAGCCCTATATCGAGGAGATGGTCGACTTCAACTCCGACGCCATGATCACCAAGGTGCGTCATGACTTTGGTGCCGGCGTTGTCGATTATCGCGGAGCCTACAAGAACAACGGCGCGTAAACAATCCCGGAATATAGATGGGGAGGGAATTGATTTTTTCGCCCCATCGTTTCCACAGATCATAAACTCAAGAGGTAAAAAATCATGGCACAAAATCATGTACAGGCAGGAAAAGTCATCCCCTGGACCAACGGCACCAGTGCCGACGTAGAATCCGGCGATGTGGTCGTTATCGGCGAACTGGTCGGTATTGCCCTGGGCGATATTGCCGACGGTGCAGTCGGTAGTGTGGCAATAGGCGAGGTTTGGGAGCTGCCCAAGGCCGCACCCCTGGTTATAGCCCAGGGCGACCGGGTCTATTGGGACGTTGCCGATGGAAACATCAACAAAACCGCCACCGATAACGAGGATGCGGGAGTGGCTTTTGTTGCTGCTGCCTCCGCTGCCACCGTCGTCCAGGTTTTAATTAACGCCTAGCAGGTCTAACCGATGGCCACTCAGCACGAACATATGACCGCCGACTTCACCAGGGCTTTGGCCGAGGGTGGGGTCGAGGTCGTTCTTGATGGCGAGACCGTGCAGGTCTTCGCCTCCGCCGAGGAGATAACCCCTGGCGAATTCGAGCGCGCCCTGCTGGTGCGCCGGCGGATCACCCACCTGCGCAGCGCCATTGCTGAGAAAGCCCCGGGCCAGATCATCATGCTGGATGGTGTGCGCTGGGAGGTGGTAGGACATACCCTGCTGCTGATATCCGGAATCATTCTACTGCAGAGGAATATGGGCTGATGTACGAGATCAACGGCGACCTTGAGGAAATGCGCGAGCTCACCAAGGGCATCGCCGCTGCCGAACCGGCCCTAAAAAGGGCCACCGTCTCGGCGCTCAACAAGACCATCGTCTCCACCCGCGCCTATGCCGTCAAGCTGATCACCGGGGATTACCGGGTCAAGGCCAAGGCGGTGCGGCGCGAGCTCATCATCGCCCGGGCCAACTTCAGGCGCATGGTGGCGCGCATCGTCGGCGAGGGTTCGCCGGGGATCCCGCTCTATCAGTTTTACCCGACGCCTAAGAGGGTCCCTTCAACGATTCACAAACAGGGAAGGTGGCTGATCAAAGACAAGGCCATGGTTCCTGGCAGTGATAAGTATCTCCCCAGGGGCGGGGTCAAGGTCATGGTCACCAAGGGGCAGCGCAAGATGGTGCGCGGTGCTTTTCTGGCCAGGATGCCTTCTGGTCATGTCGGATTGTTTCGGCGTAAGGAAGAGGGCACTGGCAACTGGTGGGACGCCTTCTCCGGCAAACAGAAAATCGAGGAGCTTTACGGCCCCTCGCCTCTGCGGCTGCTCGATCAGGACCGCTACCAGGAACCGGTGGACGACTTCGCCGGCGACGAGCTGGATAAGAACATGCTCCATGAGGCTACATTTTATTTAAAAAAATTCAAGGTGATTCCCGATGCTTGATGTGCTCGACCTGGTTGCCGCAGAATTCACCACCATCCTCGACGGCCGCCTCTTTGACGATCCCGCCGGCGGCCAGCATGCCATGCGTCTGCTCAAGATGGGGCTGCAGCCCAAGCGCTCCAGCATCAGCCTGAGCCAGGACTATCCCTTCCTGCTCCTCTATGTGCGCGCCGGTGATGATAAGGCCTCCTCTTCAACCTTCATGGTCGACCTGGTAGCCGGTTTCCATATCGCTCCGGACCGCGACGGCGACGGCGATGTCGATGGTGACGATGATCTGCTCACCCCGGCCATGGAGACCATGACCTTCCTGGTCACCAGTTTTCGCAAATTGCAGGGCGGCAGTTATACACCCTACTCCCTGGAGGGGATCCGCTGGCAGGTCGGTGACAAGGACGGCGCCCACCCAGGTCCCGATAACTTTATGGTGGCCGCCGAGCTGTTGTTTCAGCAGGAGCCGATTTTTTGATTTAACTTCGATTAACCCAACCAACCACTTACGCGAGGTAACATCATGAGTAAACAAATGCAGGGCTACCGGGGATCGCTGGATCTCTACTTCCAGATTGAGGATGATGCCGGAAACTTCGGCGAGATCTTCGACGCCGGCAACGTCACCGATTTTTCCATCTCTCCACAGGCCGAGGAGCTGGAGATCATCGACACCGGCAACGCCAACTATGGCCAGGCAGCCGATACCATGATCGACGCCCAGCCGACCACCTTCTCCTTTAATGTAAACCGCTTTAACTTGGACAACTGGGCCGTTGCCTTCGGTGGCACATACGCTGCCAGGACCGCCGCCGAGAAGCCTGTGGCCGCTGCCAACTATACCGCGCCTCCCTTGGGTGGCATGATCAAGCTGGTAGGGCTGGATGTGAAAAGCATCGTCATTCAGGATGAGACCGACACCGACACCTATGTCGAGGATATCGACTACAAGGTGGTTGATGCGGCCCTGGGTATTATCCAGATTCTTGCCGGCGGAGGTATCGCCGAGGGGGATGTCCTGCATATCGCCTACAGCACCTCGGCCGAGTCCGGTTTCCTGCTCTCCGGCGGTACCAAGACCAGCCGCTTTTTGCGCATGTGGGGCCGGGGCATCAACCGCTTTAACAACAAGCGCTGTCTGATCAACATCGGTCGGGGCTCGGTCAAGTCCGGCGGGGCCTTTTCCTTCGTGGGTACCGACGCCGCCGCCATGCAGTTTGATGGTGTCGCCAATGTGCCTACCGACGGCAGCGCGGTGTTTACCATCGTTACCGACGAATAACCCTTTGCTCTCCCCTGGGGTGACGCCCCCGGGGAGAGCTGACCACTACCGGAGAGAGTAATGAGAGGAATTGCAGAAATTAAGATAGAGGGCCACACCTTCACCGTGCGCGAGCTCACCTACCCCCAGATCATCCAGCAGCTTCAGGCGATCAAGGAGGAAGAGGGCGAGCCCAGCGGGCTGGACTGGCTCTTCGGCAAGAAGTACATGCCCCAGGCCACCATCGAGGCCATCCTCGAGGAGAATCTCGACGCCTTTATGCAAGAGCATGATCTTGCCCCTTCCCAGATAGAGCCGCTCTATAAAAAGGCGGTGGAGATCAACCCTTTTTTAGCCGGAGCCCTGCAGGAGATGCGCGAGATCGCCGAACTGATGCGGATGAGCCTGCCCTCGATGTCGGCGAATTTGTCCAATCTGTTCGCCGAGCTGCCATCATCCTTGCTGGACGGGGCTACCAAAGACCAGAACGATACGGATTCAGTTACTTCCTCGAAATCATAGACCTGCTGGCCGAGCAGGACAGGTGAGACCATGGCCCGGAAAAAATTTGAATTCATCCTCTCCGCCTCTACCCAGGGGTGGAACAAAATCAACCGGGCCAAGTCCGGGCTGAACGCCTTTACCAAAGAAGTAAAGGGAGGGTCCACGGCCCTGGGTGATATGCGCGGCAAGATAGCCATGCTCTCCGGCGCCGCCCTGGGTTTGGCCGGTGTGCTCGGTGCCGGCTTCGGTATCAGCTCCATGGTTACCGATGTGGTGCGGGGCAACAAGGAGTTGGAGAACATGGCCAGAACGGCCGGACTGGGCGTCGGTGATTTTGCCGCCTATGCCCATGCCGTCAAGTCGGTGGGATTTGAGTCTGACAAGCTGGCGGATATCAGTAAGGATGTCAAGGACAAGATCGGCGACTTCATCGAGACCGGCGGCGGTGAGTTTAAGGATTTTTTTGAGAACATTGCCACGCAGGCCGGAATCACCGCCGAGGAGCTTATCAAGCTCTCCGGTCCTGACGCGCTGATCGCCATCAAGAAGGCGATGGATGACGTAAATGTCTCCGCAGAAAACCAGGTGTTTTATCTCGAGGCGATTGCCAATGATGCCTCGCTGCTTATCCCCTTGCTGGAAAACGAAGGCAAGGCCTTGAAGGACTTGGCCCAGAACGCCAAGGAGATGGGGATCTCCATCTCCAATCTCGATCACCAGGAACTGCTGGAACTGAATGATGTACTCAAGGAATTTCGCGGCAACATGGAAGTCACCAGAAGGGAGGTGGTCCTTGCCATGGCGCCGGCCATCAAGAAGATGGCGGAGTATCTTTCCGAGAACAATGAGGAGATCAGGGAGTTTGCCGTAATCATCGCCGAGAGTGCAGGTGCTACCGTGCAGTGGGTTATCGAAAACCGCGCGGCCATTGTCACCGTGGCGAAAATCACCGCGGCCGTGGTGTTGTTGTCCGCGACAGTCAGGACGGCCACCACCCTGATCAGTGGGATCAGGGCGGCAACTTTGGCAATGGCCGGGGTTAATGTCAGCACCTGGCTGGCCTCCTATGCCGCCGGTCTCAAGGGTGTGCAGATTGCCTCCCTGGGAGCAGCTGCCGGAATCGGTGCCGCTGCCGGGGCAACCTTGGCTTTTATCGGCGGCTATTCCATCGGTAAAAAAATTGATGAGTGGGAGTATTTCCGCTCCGTGGTCGGTGCCAACAAGGATGCCCTGGCCGAAGTGCCGGAGAAGTTCCGGCAGATCTCCGAGGCTACCGGTGTCACCATAAAATCCTTTGATGATCTGAACGAGGCCCAGAAAAAAGGGCTGATCGAATTTGACGACGTCAAGGGTGAATGGGTCAAGGGCGCCGGGGAAATGGCGGCTGCGGTGGAACAATCGGCCACCGATCAGGAGCGCGTTACCGGGGCCAAGCTGGAGCAGATGAAGGCGGCGTATAAAAAATACGCCGACGAGGTCAAAAAGCTGCAGGACCAGATCGCCGGACGCGAGCAGTCTTTGGCCGAGCAGCTGCGCGAGCTCTCCCGCTCCGGCATGTCCGAGCTGGGGGCCTGGCGCGATCGCAAAAAGGAAGCCGAGGAATATTACCGGGCCGCCCAGAAGGCCGCAAAGGCAGGGGACTACGAGGGCGCGGTCAAGCTGGCCGACAAGGCCAAGGAGGCCTATGCCGATCTCAATACCGAGGTGAAGAACGGTGAGAAGGTGCAGATCAGCCAGGCGACCGCGCTCAAGAACGCCATGACCGGCGTGGAGAAGGCTGGCGAGCTGGGTATCGATATTCTTAAGAAGCAGGAAGAGGCTGCCCGGGATGCCGCTGCCGCTATCAATAAAGAGAGCGGAGGAAGGCTGGCCGAGCAGATGCCGGAGATAGCTAAACAGATAGGCCAGCTTGAGAAAAGGTCAAAGGAGTACGGTAACGCCATAGATATGACCAGCGCCAAGTGGTCCGACGCCTTTGTGGCAATGACGAAAGACGGCAAGAGCGCACTGTCAGAGCTGGAGCGCAAGTTCCGCCTGCTGGAGCGCGACCGTCACGTCAATGTCTATATAAAGGAGGTCAAGCAGCGCGCCCTGGGTGGCCTCGCAGGCACCGGCAGTGTGCCCGGTTTCGCCGGCGGCGGCAGTCCTATGTATTTCCCGAGACACTCTTCTCCCCTGATCAGGACCGGTAGCAGTAAGAAGGACGACGTTCCGGCAATGTTGAGCTGGCGGGAATTTATACAGCCCGAGTCCTCGGTCGACTATTACGGGGTCGACTTTATGGAGCGCATCCGTCGCCGTCTCTTTCCCCGTGCTCTGGCCCAGCGCTTTGCCACCGGCGGCACCCCTGCCGGTCCGGTCTCGTTACGGCCGAGCTCATCCGGAGCAGCCGCGGCTGTCGCCGGCGATACCTTTAATATTACGGTCAACGCCGGCAACGGTACCGACGGTCGCAGCATCGCCCGTCAGGTGATGGATGAGATCGAGCGGGCCAGAAGGAGGAGATCATGAACAGGCTGCATACCATAGAGCTCTCCGATTTCCTGCGGCTCAACGGAGTCAAGACCAGGGCGCTGCGGGCGGGGTCGGTGCGCTATCTGCTGGATGGTGGCATTGTCGATCAGTCCATCCCCATAGCCGGGGGCGAGCTGGTCCTCGAAGGCTATCGCAGCGGCAGCAATATTTATGGATTTTTTACCGGCACCCAGATCGATGGTATCAATCTGCTGCGCGCCTCCGGGCAGACGGTGGACCTGGTGCATCATCTGGGGAGCTGGCGGGTCAAGGTGAAAAGTGTGGACGTCGTCACGGTGCGCAATGTCGTGGACCCCTCCGGCGACGATCTCTATGTCGGAACAATAACGCTGTTAATAGTGTGAGGTGAGTTATGCTACCAGGTGATATACGTGCATTTTTTCCGCTGGTGCGAGC